AGAAGAAATTAATTACTCTTTCAAGAAAACTTGGTGCTTTTATAGAAATTCCACCAGATTTCTTTTGTTCTTTTTCCTTTTTATCTTCCTCTAATTCATCTTCTCTATTTTTCTTTTTTTCTAAGTTTGAATCTTTCTTTCTATTTGAAAGTTTTTTGGAATCAAACTTTTCTTTCTTATCAAGGAGTTTAGATATTCCATCAACATCTTTCTGAATTGACTTTATAAGTCCTACAATAGAGTATAAGGATTTTGACCTTTCTTTTTTTTGAGAATTTCCAGAAGAATCTTTTATCAACTCTCCACCAATTTTTGGTTTATCTAATAACTTTTGAATGGAAATTGATTTTTTTTCCGCCTTAACCAGTGCTCCACCACGACCTGTTTCTTTATCTGGTGATATTTGCTTTTTTGCATCGTTCTTGACTTTATCCTTTCCCCCACCAAACAACTTATCAGTTACTATTTTCTTACCGACAGCAGATGCTACAGCACCTCTTGATGCTCCTGCTGCCAATAACCTTGTTGCTGCTAAAATTGGAAGTGCCATTATCCGATTAAGTTATAGATGGATCTGATAACTAAGTTAGTAACATTCAGAGGGTCTTCTGAAGAGAATGTTGGAACAGGAGCCTGACTTGGGGAACTTACGGTTGCAGAATTATTAGGTATAAGATTCTGCATAATATTAGAAGCACCTATAGTTTGATTAGCACCCTCTAGTTGTTTTAATTGATCTAATGGAATAAAACTAGGATCACGATAATTTGGATCAAACTGAATTTCTGCAGGAGGAGTTACCTCCATATCAGAACTCGATTGTCCAGGAGAATCTCCAGAAGAAGAACCAGTTGATCCAAATGTGGGCTTTCCTGACGTAATAAAGTTTACAAATGCTTCATGACCAGCAGGATTGGCATCAATGTGCAAATGGTCCACATAATTACCACCAGTTTTACCCTGAGTTCCAATAATTGTCCCTGCTTTTATTTTATCACCAACTTTAAAGTTTCCAAATTTACTCAAGTGACCAAACAACATGTTTCCAGTTTGGTTTTTAACAACAACTGTATTCCCATATCCACCGGCAGTTGCTTTATAAATTACCTCAGAATTTAAAGGAACTGGAATATCTGCATTTGGAGAAGTTTGTAAATTTGTTCCGTGCAAAACGGTATAATCTCTTGGATATCCATCAGTTCTTTTAGTATTAGAACCACTGTGGTGTGATCTCAAATCAGAATATTGATATGTTTGACCCGGACTTAAAATCTTGTTTCCCCCACCATTAGAACTAAAATACTTAATTTTACCAGCATAACCACCATTAGTCATAGTTTGAATATTACCAAGTGCAGCCATTCCTGGTTTATTCGCACCAGATCCACCATAAAAACTGTTGAGAGTCAGTAAGTTTTCAACACCAACTGCATCTGCAGTTTTTTTGTTGATCATTACTTCCCCAGGTTGTGCTGCAATAAGTTGAGTATCCTTTCCAAGACCACTAATAGTGATTCCTGAAGCGGGAGTTATAGGACCTCCACCCTTGAAACTAATTTGATTAACATTAACAACTTGACCGCCAACATTTTGTGTCTGAACTGGTTGTGCAAAAGTGGATTGCGGTATTGTTGGTAACTTTGGAATATTTGGTAGTTGTGGTGTTTGAATTGGAGTATGTTTATAAATCCAACTTGGTATTCTTGATAGATTATTATTCAATCCATCCACAAAAGTTTTAATGCTATTATTCATAGAAGTAATAATATTTCTCAAAGGTTGAATCAAAGTATTATCAATCCACGAAATAATATTATTAAAAAAACCAATAATACTATTGACAAGATTTTGAAGTGGTCGTAATAGTATTTGTGGATCATTTAGTACGTTGAGAAGAAATTCAATAGCACCACCTGTCAATATCGATAAAAAGAATTGTTTTATTCTATCAAAAAAACTAACAAAAGGTTTTTGAACTTTTTCAATAGCTTTATCTAATATACCACTACCTTTCTTCGATTCTAACTTTGCTTCTCTTTCCTTTTTCTTTTTCTTTTCTTTATTTTTTCTTTCAAGTTCTTCAGATTTCTTTTCAGTTTCAAATTGCGATTTTAAACCAGATAAAATATTGTTTAGAGACTGCTTTAATTTAGATACCTCTTCAAACAACTTGTCTAATGTTTTACTTTCCTTTTTATCTTTAGTTGTTTCTCCAGATATACTTTCAGCAGTTCCTGGTAATAACTTTTGAGGATCTAATTGTGTTTTTTGTGGTGAAGATACTTTTTTATTAAGTACTTTATCAATGTTGATTTTTTTTGGTTTAACTTTGAATCTACCAGTCTTTCCTTTTACTCTCTTTAGTTCATCTGTAATTAATTGAATACTTCCAGTTGACATCTGAGATCCAGACAGTCTTCCTGCAGCGGCAGCAGTTCTTAACTCTCTATAATATTCTTCATAAGTTAAATCAAAAACATCTTGCAATCCTAAAATAGAAAGGATCTGAGAATCTATTTCTTCTTCTACTAAATCTTCTGGTTTTTTTGGAACAACAGCAAGTGCTGAAGATGATTGTGATGGTGAAGATGCAGATCTTGATGAACCTTTTCCAACCGAAGCAACAGCAACTTTTGCCTCTTCTTTGATAAGACCTAAGAGTTCATCTAAACCTTCTGGTCCAAGTTCTTCTTCAAGTTCTTTTACACCTTCTTTTTTCCTACTTTCAAATCCCTCCTCTCTTGTTTTGGTAAGATACCTTGCAACTAACCATCTTTGGTATTCTTCACGTTTATCTGGAGCATTAGCCTCATCAAAACCAGGAAATCCTTCAGAGTCTTTTTTTATATTTTCTATTACTTCATCTGCTTCCTTATTAGACAACCTAACATATGAAGTTGCATTGGAACCTCCAGGTTGTCTCACACCAGTCAACTCTCCCTTGAGAGTTGCAAGACTCTTAGGCCCAACGAGATTATGATTATACCATTTTACTATTCCCGATGGAGGATTAAGAGCCATTTTGTTGCTGTCTTAGTTTTTCATCTTCCAGATGTTGTTGTAACAAACCAATATAGACATCTCGTTCCCAAGGAATCAGATTTTCAACCTCTGTTAATGAATATTTATGGAACTGCATCAAAGCAAAGTTAATCTTGTAGTAGTTCTCAAGGTCCATATGGACCATTCCTATGCGAAAAAACTCGATAACCCTTCAAGAACTACAGTACTTTCTACTTTTGTTTTGGGATTAGTAAATGTGATTTTGTGAGACAACTTAGGCATCGTCTCAAAGAACTTTTCGATTTCCTTAAATTGAATACTGTTCATCTGTTCTAAGAAGTCGACCAGTTCTTTTTTAGTCACATCAGCAGCAACCCACACTTCTTCTTCATTATAAATCTTATCGATGCACGAAGAAATTAAATCAAATGATTGATCCAATCCAACATCACCGGAAAAATCAAAATTACTTTTAATAAACTGATCAAGTGATGGATATTTCATTTCCATCATCAAATTATCATCAAGTTTAATCTTATTAGTATGCTCTTCTGATCTCTGAACTTTAATATCATCTATATCAATACTCACCGAAACAGAAGTCTCTCCATCATCGGGTGCAATAAGATTAACTTCAATTTGTTCACCAACAGATTTACCACGAATATTTAAGAATAGGTATTCAATATCAAAAGTGGGGAGTGTTTCTACCTTTATACTTTTTGTTTGAATGCAATTTTTCAATACTGTTTTAATTGCATTTGAAATTTCTTTAGTGTCTTCTGTTTCAAGTGCAAGAACCAAAAGTTTTTCTTCTTTAACTAAAAATGGTCTGTACTTGATTGGTTTTCCTGTTGATGGCAACTCAAGTTCATAAGTTGGGGTTACAATTGTTGGTAAAGGCATAATGACCTATAAAAGTTTCAGTGTGATTATTTATTAAGCAACTGGTGGTGGGACGAAAATTTCAGAAGGCACTGAAGGTAATGTAATATCATTTACTTGATTTATAAAGAAATCTCCAACTTGTTCACTAATAGTATCTTTTACCTTTGAAAGTTCGGGAATACCGGGAGCATTTTGATTGACTTCAACAGGAGCAACAGATGCACCACTTCTGTTCACAACATAACGAATAAAGGAGAATGACACATTACACTTTAGAATCTGTCCCTGATCATAAGATACTGGCATCGATGTAATGCTAATGGGAAATCCATGAACAAATGTATAGTCTAGAGTTCTTGTTGATCCATTAAAGTGATGATCTTTTTCAAATTTAGTGATATAAAAGTTTACTTTATAATCATTTGCATATGCTACTCTATGGTGAACATATGGACTTTCAAACTGTTGCCTGTTGGTTACACCACTAATATAATCGATCCAACTTTCAAAAAACTCTACAACTTTATACTCTCTATCAACATAGAAAGTCATATCAGCAGTCTCATCATAGAGTCTACGATAGACCATCTTTTCACTTACTCCATGATAGTCATTTGTAACATCGTGAGTTGCTAATGTAGAACCAGGAAGGTTTGCTTCAGAACACAACAAAGAAATATTATCTACATCTAAAGGTGTCACTCCTCTCCGAGATACAAAAGAGGAGACGGCAGCAGGAACAGGAATGGTTAACCGATATAAAGAAGTCTGAGCAAGATTAAGTAACCTTGATTTGATATCACTTGTTCTTAGTTTTTCTGGGCGGATACCTGCCATCTATAAATACTTTTACCGATATATTATGTATAATGGCAGAAAGCATTAAGAGTCGTTATAAACCCGAGTATCCAAAAAAGTATAAAGGTGATCCCAATAATATTATTTGTCGCAGTAGCTGGGAAAGAAAATTTTGTCGGTGGTGCGATTTAAACGAAAGCATCTTGGAATGGGGAAGTGAAGAGTTTTTCATACCTTACTTTGATCCAACTACCAGCAGAATCAGAAGATATTTTCCAGATTTCATTATCAAGGTTCGTGAACAATCTGGTGAAATTAAAAAATATGTGATCGAGATTAAACCCAAAAGACAGACAATGCCCCCTGTTCAGACAAGTAAGAAAAAAACAAGAACCTTCATTAATGAAGTAAAAACTTATGCAGTGAATGAAGCAAAGTGGAAAGCTGCTAAAGAGTTTTGTGCAGATAGAATGCTTGAGTTTCGTATTATCACAGAAAACGAGTTAGGTATCGGTTAATGGCACAAGGTTTCGGGCAAGATGTTCAGAGACAATCACCAAGAATATCTCAACTGAAAAAAAAGTTGGATGGTTCTGAAGATGCCGACCTGATTATGATGAGTATCATGGAGGTATTCCGAGAAATAGAATACGTTCCAGATCCAGGGAACTATTATACCTTTATATACATACCTAAAACTCCAGATATTCGATACGATGAGCACCCATTAGTTGCCGTAACTGAAGTGCAACGGTGGGGATTTAAAGGATTTAACTATCACTGGAGAATGATGAGAAACTATACCTGGCAAGAAGTAGCAGGAGCACTTCATTTAGTGAAGTCAAATGAGATTGATTATCTTCGTTCATTGCCTTATGGGAAAATCAGAACTAAATAACTAAAAAGTCTATAATGTCTCATACTGTACAAAAAATTGAGATACTTAATCCTCTTGTAGTAGAGGAGAGTTTCTGATGGCAAACTCTGGAACTTTTACTAAAGGTAGTAGGATTTGGAGATATGATACTA